CTTCAACTACATTATCAATTGGAAATGCGGCTTATGTAAATGCAGCAGGAACAGCAGTCGCTGCTTCAGCTACATCTTATTTAGCAGCAACTTCAACATCATCAGAAGCTAGAACAGACGCTTTTGCAGTAATAAGCAAAGGTTCTGGAGCAGTTGTTGATGCAAATAAAGACGGATTACCGATCACAGCAACACTTGCTGGTGGAGCGGCATCTGGAACTATCTACTTAACAGTAAGATACGTTGTTGACTAATTCATAGTCAAAATGGGGGAGGCGTAAATTGCCTCCTCCGACAATCAAAAAATTATGTTTCAATTTTATACGCTGGTGAGCGTAATCTGTTCACCATTATTAACAGAATGTTTGAATGTAAATCATCAAACAGAATTTAAAAATTTACAAGACTGCGAACGAGCAGCACAAAGAATTAATTTAAAAATTACTAGACCAGGAACAACAATTAAAAATTATTGTAAGGAAAAAAAATTATGGCAAGTGTAGTAGAAATAGTTAACTCAGCATTAAATTTACTTGGCGCATCTACAATAACAGCTCTTACCGATGATAGTAAGAATGCAAGAATTTGTAATCAAAGATATGAGCCAATAAGAAATAGAATATTTAGATCACATCCTTGGAACTGTTTATTAAAAAGAGTTCAGCTTGCACAAGATACAACGGCTCCTGTGGTTGAATATGCTTATGCTTATACTTTGCCTTCAGACTGTTTGAGAGTTTTAAAATTACATACAGGCGCACTTGATAGCATTGAAGCTGATATTAAATATAATATTGAAGGTAGAAAATTAGTAACTGACGAAGGAACTGTTTATATTCTTTATGTTGCTTTAATTACCGATCCAAATCAGTACGATACTTATTTACAAGAAGCTCTTGCTGCGCAGCTTGCAGCCGATATTGCTTACGGTATTACCAACAATGCAACGCTTGCAAAATATTATCAAGAACAAGCTGATGAAAGATTAAGAGAAGCAAGATTTATTGATGCAACAGAAAATAGTATTAGCTCACTTGAAAGTAATGAATTCACAGATGCGAGGCTATAAATGGCTCGTACAACATTAGCGCTTACTTCTTTTGTATCTGGTGAGCTTGGCTCTAAACTAGATGGCAGAACTGATTTTGATAAATATAGAACAGGCTGCAAAACTTTAGAAAACTTTTTAGTTCATCCACAAGGAGCAGCTACTAGAAGAGTAGGCACTCAATTTATTAGTGAAGTTAAAACTTCTGCTAATAAAACAAGATTAATACCGTTTGAGTTTTCAACAACACAAACTTATATTTTAGAATTTGGTAATCAGTACATTCGTTTTTATAAAGATAAAGGTCAAATTTTATCAGGCGGATCTGCTTATGAAATAGCTTCGCCTTATTTAACAGCAGAATTATTTGAGATTAAATTCGCACAATCGGCAGACGTTTTATATATTTGTCATCCAAATCATGCGGTAAGAAAATTATCAAGAACAGGACATACTAATTGGCTTTTAGAAGAATTACTTTTTACTTACGGTCCATTTTTAGATGATAATACTGAAACAACTACTTTAAGTTCAAGTGCGATCTCAGGTAATTCAGTAACTATTACTGCATCAGCTATAACAGGAATAAATAATAATACAGGCTTTCAAACAACGGATGTTGGTAGATTAGTTAGTATTGGTTATGGACTAGGTTATGCAGAAATAACTGCACGAACTTCCACAACCGTTGTCACAGCAGATATACTTGAAACATTGGCACCGAAAGTTAATCCATCTAAACTTTCAAAAGAAATTTCATCATCTGATACAACAATCGTTGTAGATAAAATTGATGATTATGCTGCAACAGGCACAATTAGAATTGATGATGAATTAATTACTTACACAGGCAAAGATGCAGCCACAAGAAGTTTTACAGGTTGCACTAGAGGAACCAGCTCAACCACAGCTGTAACACACAGAACTTTAGCTTTTGTTTATAGCACAGAAAATATTGCAACGACTAAATGGAAACTTGGAGCCTTCTCTAATTTTTCAGGTCATCCTGCTTGCGTATCTTTTTTTGAACAACGATTAGTTTTTGCTGGTACGAATACAGAACCACAAACAATTTATTTTTCAAAATCTGGCGATTATGAAAACTTTGCAACAGGAACTTTAGCTGATGATGCGATGATTTATACAATCGCTTCTAATCAGGTAAATAGAGTTAGATATTTAAAAGCACAGAGAACATTAATTATAGGAACCACAGGCGGAGAATTTACAGTCACAGCAGATGGAACAGACGCTGCAGTTACACCGACAAACTTAACAATTAAAAAACAAAGTTCATTTGGAACTGCTGATGTAGATGCTTTACCTGTTGGTAATGCAGTTATCTTTTTACAAAAAGCAAAAAGAAAATTTAGAGAGTTAGCGTACAATTTCGATTCTGATGGTTATGTCGCACCAGACTTAACAATCTTAAACGATGCTGTAACTGATAGTGGAATAAATGAATTTACTTATCAGCAAGAGCCTTCAAGTATTTTGTGGGCTGTTCGAGATGACGGAATTTTAATTGGTCTTACTTACCAAAGATCTGAGAATGTAGTTGCTTGGCATAAACATAAATTAGGTGGTTCTTTTGGAACTAATCAATTTGGTATTGTTGAAAGTATTGCATCTATTTCAGGAACTTTAGATGAAGATGAATTGTGGGTAATTGTAAAACGCACAATTAATGGATCTACTAAAAGATATATTGAATGTTTTTCTGATTTTGATTTTGATGAAACTAACTCAACAGACTTTAAATTCTTAGATAGCTTTTTAACTTATTCAGGACCATCTACTACTTTAAATGGTACGATTTCAAGTTCAGCAACTTCTATTGTATTAACGGATGCTAGTTCATTTACTGCGACAGGAACAATCTTAATTGATAACGAACGTATTTCTTATACAGGTAAATCCACTAATACTTTAACAGGCTGCACAAGAGGATTTAATAGTACCGCTGCAGTAACACACACAACAGGCGCAACTGTAAAACAAGTTGTTAATTCATTTTCAGGATTATCACATCTTGAAGCTCAATCAGTTGGCATCCTGGCGGATGGATCAACACACGCTAATAAAACTGTTTCATCAGGTGCAATAACTTTAGATCGATATGTTAATAAAGCAGCTGTTGGTTTAAATTATTCAAGTGTACTTCAGACAATGAGAATTGAAGGCGGAGCTGAAGAAGGAACTTCACAAGGAAAGACTAAAAGAATTTCAAAAGTTGTTCTTAGATTATTTGAAACCGTTGGAGTTAGAGTTGGACCAGATTTAAACAATTTAGAAACCATACCTTTTAGAAGTTCATCAGATCCAATGGACACTCCTGTTTCAACTTTTTTAGCAGGTGATAAAGAAATAGAATTTAGAGATGATTACAATACCGATGGATTTATTTTTGTAAAACAAGAACAAGCATTACCTTGTTCGGTTCTTGCAATTTATCCAACGGTTGTTACATCGGATGGTTAATTATAAAGTTATTCCATATCGTTCTACACATGGAACGGAAATTATAAATTATGGAATGAATGATCCATTAATGGATCAGGATGCAGAAAATTACGAAAACAGAATTGATATTGCTGCACCAGGACTATCATTTACTTTACTAGCTGATGAGCAGCCAATTGTTTCAGGTGGAATTTATCCGCTCTGGCAAGGCTGTGCTGAAGGTTGGGTATTATCAAGTAAAGAAATATTTAAACATAAAATTAGAGCTGCCATTCTTGTTAAACATAGAATGGATATGCTTTGTATTAACAATAAAATTTGGAGATTACAGACAGCAGTAAAAGAAGATTTTAAACTTGGAATACGTTTTGCAAAATGGCTTGGACTTCAAGAAGAAGGAGTAATGGTGCAATACGGACCAGATAAAACTAACTACTACCGCATGGCTAAAATATATAAAATATGAGTTTTTTAGGAAATATCGCAGCAGCTGAAAGCGCAAAGGCAATTGGTGATTATAATAATAAAGTTTATCAACAACAAGCAGCACTTAAAGAAAAACAAAAAGAACAAAGACGACAAATATTTAATACAGTTACAAGACCACAAGTTGTTAGAAAACAAGAAACTCAATATTCACAATTTTTAGTTAATGTTTTTAAATCAGGTGCAGAATTTAGACCTGGCACTACTCCTTATTTAGTTGGTTTAGAAAACAAAAATATTGATGCCTTTAATATTGCAACAGCAGAGTTTAATGCAATTACTGAAAGTGAAAATATACAAAACGAAGCGATCATGCTGCGTTCACAAGGAGAAGGTGAATTGTATAAAGCTAATCTTACAGCACGAAGTCAATATATTGCAGCCGTTGGTAGCTTATTAGGAGATGCTAATATGGCTTACGGTGCTTACGACAAATATTCAACAAGAGCAAAAACAACATAACCTTAATTATGGCTATTCTTAAAATTTCAGAAGTAATCACGCAGCCTGAAGGATTAAAGGTTCCGCAGTCATCATCTTTAACTTTACCTTTGTCACTTGCAACTGAGCAAGCAACAGGAATTGGTAATATTGGAAAACAATTAGTTAAGATTTACGAAGATCAAAAAGATAAAGAAGATAACAGCACTTACTTAGATATTATAACTAAAATATCTCCAGAGCTTTCAACAATCTATTCTGCAGCATCTAATGAAACAAACGTATTAAAAGGTGCGCAAATATTTAGAGATACAATTAAAGAAAAAGATTTTTTATCTCAATATCCAGACATTAGTCGTAATGCCAAAGATAAAATTAATACTTGGCTTGTTAAACAACAAATAGAATTACTACCAAAACTTTCATCAAAGATTACAGAAAACAGTATTAAAAAAACTGAAGTAACAAATGAAAATTATTTAACACAATTAAATATAAAACGATCAACCGTTACTAATCCTTATGAAGCTGCATTAGGTGATGCTGAATTTAATAAAACTATTAATGATCCAGCATTTAAAAATATTTATGATGCAAAGGAATACGATAAAATTGTTAAAGATAAAAATTTACAATCTTTAAGATTTATTGTTGAAAATAATACTAAGCTAGATCCATTACTTACAATTAATAATGCTGAAACTATTGCAAATACTTTTGGAGAAAAAAGAGCTAATTTAATTTTAGAAAATGCAAAAGCAAGATTAGTATCAGAGTCCACTAAAAAACTTGATCGAGAAAAATTTGAAACTCGTGCAACAACAGAGTCGCAAAATACTTATTTTGCCGAACTTTCAACTCGTATTAATAATGCTAATAAAAATCCTAATGACAAAGAAGCAATTGAAGCACGACCAGATTTAGATTTTATTTATGATCTTAAAAATAAAGGATCAATTAATTCAGCTCAATATGCACGACTTGTTCAAACTTATACTAGCAAAGAAGTTTTAACTGACGATCAATTTTTAAATGAACTAAATGTTCAAATTGCAGTTGCTGACAGCGTAGATAAGATTGATACCTTACAAGAGATTGTTAATGCCGATGTAACAATAATGAAACGATTAAAGGTAGATGATTTAGTTAAATTTAATGAAATATTAAATAAGTCAAAAGAAGATCGTAAAGGTTTTAGAGATTTCCAAAATTATTTAAAAATATTGCAAGCTGATGTGGGTGATCCAACAGGTGTATTATTTGCATTTAATAAAGATGCAGGTGACGCAAAAACAAGAGCGGTCAGAGCAGCAGAGCGTTACAAGAGTTTTGTTTATGATGAGAAAATGAAACCTGAAGATGCTTATGTAGCAGCTATTAAAGATGAGCAAAAATTTATACCTAAAATTACTCAAATACCACAGCCAGAAAGATTTGCTCCAAGGTTTAAAGAATTTAATCAAGAAAATTATAAAGATAATTTTAAACAAATAAGAAAAGATTTAGCTGAAGAATATAAAACAGGAAAAATTAATTTTAAAACTTTAGACAGAGATCTTTCTCAATTAGATTTAATAGAAGATATTGCAGATATTAGTAAGGATAAAAATTCATTCTTTGGTTTTCAAGCTCCAAAAGATGACAAGTCAAAACCACAAGGCAGCATAAAACAAAATAAATCATTTTTACCTGGTCAATAATTTATGGAAGAAGAAAAAAATATAGGCGTTGGCAGTTTTAATATTATTGAAAGTCTTTATCAGCCAATTAAAGATCAAGAGAAATTATTTGGAGATCGCAAATATAATTTCTTTAAAGAAAATAATGTAGATCCTGCGGAGCTAATTGGAATTCAACGTGATCCAAATGCTGCAGTTGTACAATTAAATAAAGATGATCCAAAAAATAAAGAAATAAACTTTGAATATGTAAAAGATGTTTATAATTTTGTTGCCGATCTACCAGATCAAGCTCTTTACCGATTAGTATTAGGTGGAATGAATGCAACAAAACTAGGAGTTAATTTACTTCCTGCATTTTCTCGTCTTTTAGGATCAGAGCCAGGAGAAGATCGTTTTGATGATATGTATAAATTTTCACAACAAGCAGATGAAAATATTAAAAATAAAATCACGATGTTTAAAGATATTTATGCAAGTGCTTTTAAAACAGAAAAAGGTAGAGATCCAAACAAAGCATCAGATTTTGCAAGTTATATAGCGCAAGATTATCCTTACTTTGCACCAATCTATTCAACACTTGATAAAATAGGATTACCTAAAACAATATCAGTTCCTTTATCTGTAGGTTTATCATCTGGCGTTGCCTTTGATCCAAAACAACAAACTGCAGATGGTCAAAGCGAAAGTAGTTTTTTCTTTGATAGTGCATCGATAAAAAGTTTAAAAGAATTCTTTGGTGCTTTACCAAATACACCAGAAGGTGAAGTATTTGATCGAGCTTACCAAGCATTTGAAACAACAGGTGTTGCAGCTGCAATTGGTCCAATTATTAATACAGCGTTATTTTTAAAAAGAAATGTACCAGCATTTAATAAAGCAATACCAGGAACAGCCGTTGCAACAGGATCTGCAACTGCCATCGGAGAGATTACAGATCAAACAATTTTAAATCCACAAAATGAAACAATGCAAAATCAAGAGCCAACAATTCTTGATAATGTAAGAAGTGGTATCGATCAATTTGGAAATAAATTAACTGAGATTGGCGGTGCAATAAAAAAGGAGTTTAGCGGAGAAGCTATGGCTAATCCGCTGATAAAAAAAGGAGTTGATGAACTTGCACCAAAACTTGCTCCTGTTTTTAAATCAGCAGTCGTTGATGCAGTAGAGAAAATTCCAAATAAAGCTCCAGGCAATCAAATTCTTGGAACTATAAAAAATATTCAAGGCGTTACACAACAAGAAATGAAATGGATTGGACTAGATGATTTCTTAAAAGACAAACCATCAGTAACTAAACAAGAACTTTCAGATTTTATTCAAGCCAACAGACTTGATGTTAATGAAGTAATGTTGCCAAGAACAACATCTTTAAAAAAAACAGACGAAGAATTAATGAGTTGGTTTAAAGATCAAAATGGTGATTACGGAGAAAGTGCTTATTATTCTTATAAAGATATTCAAAATGCACTAGCTGAAAATGGCGGCATTCGTTTTGATGACATTAATTATAATTTAATCAAAAATTCTGATAGTCGGAAATTTAATTATAATACACAGCGTGTAATGTCAGACACAGGATTATATGATGAATTTTTTTATTCAGGAGAAATATTACCTTTTGTATTTTTTAGAAATCAAATACAAAATCAATACAGAATTGGAGATATTTACTTTGCTAAATCAAAAAAAAAACTTACTGAAGATGAAGTGGATACTTTTGTTAGAAATTTTATAACAGAAGAAGAAAATAATTTCAGATATAGGCATAGTTCTGATGTTGATTACAGCGATGTAAAAAAACTTTTATTTTCTGATAATGATTTTACGATGTTACAAGATAGGATAAAAAAAGAAGGTCTTAAAATGAAAAATGAAGAAGAGATCTTTTTTGATGAGGAAAATATAAAAAAATTACATAATGAATACAAAATTAGACTTAATGAAGATGATATAGAAAATAGATTTGAGATGGATTTTCAAACTATTGAAGAATTTGTTGGTGGAACATCACGCACAAAATACGAACGATATACATTACCAGGCGGTGAAAATTATAAAGAATTAATATTTACCTTATCCAAAGGTGGTCAAAATGTTGGAGATAACTTTCCTTTACAACAAGGAGCCACTACCAAACAAACAGCAGATAAACTTGGTATTGATACAAGTCCACACATGAACGTAAAAGGTGAATTTGCTCATGTTAGATTTAAAGAAAGAGATATAGCAGGTCAAAAAACATTAACAGTTGAAGAATTACAGTCTGATATTTTTCAAGCAGTAAAACAAGAAAACAAAAGAACTATTAGACTTGCAAAGGAAAATACTAGTAACGCAATTAA